CGGAATCTCCTTGGTGATGAAAAGACTCAAGCAATCCTGACCACCAAAGATTTCTTCGTCGTGTGCGACACCCTGCTGGAGAACACCTCCATGTACAACCCTGCCGCGCTGAACACCAACTACTGGTTGCACCACCATGAGATCATCTCCGCGTCCCTGTTCGTCCCGGCGGTGAAGTTCTGGACGGGCAGCGGCGACGACAAGGTTACTGCCGGCCCGACCAACCTCGAACTCAAGGCGGACGCCGTCCGTCACGCCGACGGCACTCCGTACGCCGACACCGAGGCTGGCAGGCTGAAGGCCGGGGAGAACGGGTACGTCTCCTACACCATTGTCGGCACCAACCTCCCGACGGACGCGGAGATCCCGGTGGACTTCTGGGTGGCGGGCAACAACAGCGACCGCACCCGCGTCTACAACGACGGTACGATCGTCATCGCCGCCGATGAGACCGCCACTGCGATCAGGATCGGCGGGAAGATCACCGGCGGTGGCACGCTGAAGGCGGCGGCCGGTGGCAACAAGGCCGGCGGTGAGTTCGAGTGGACCATCAAGATCACCCCGTCCAAGGCTCTGTGGCCCAAGGCGTGATATACTAGGACCACTTCCTAGGCGAGCGGAAGTGTGTTGAGGGTGCGACGGCCCCGCCGTGACGATGATGTTGCGGCGGGGCCGTCGTGTTGTACGCTGACCGTGTCGCAGCGCCGTTGCGACCGCCCGGCCAGGTTGAGCGTCGTCGTCGAAGGTCGGGCGCAGGACTTGATATCGAACATGTGATGGGTGTACCCTTCACATGTCAGCCCCGATAGGGGACAACCCAACCTGGAAGGGGATACTTCAGAACCGAGTATGAGATGACTTCAGGGTTGTGAACTGTGAGGCCCCCGCGGAGTGTCCGACCGCGGGGGCCTCGACCTGTATCATCGACACTGTTCGTTAAGATTGCCGTATTATGAGCCATCTCGATCCTACGAACACGCCCGCCGATTTCGGCCTTGCATTCGACTACAACGTGTGGACGCCCGGCACGCAGATCATCCTGTGCAACGTGCCGTGGGACTCCACCTACCGCGACGTGGTGTGGTGGGACGACTACGACCAGTCCTTCGACGCCATCGTCAACAAACACGGGCGGCATAAGACATGGGTGACGATCAACAACCTCACCTACCTCAAACAGGGTCACCCCATCCGGGTGGACATGGCCTTCAGCAAGGCGAACCAGTTCAACTACGTGATCGCCCGCAACAACGCCGATGGCATCAACTCCCGGAACACGTTCTACTACTTCATCCGCGATGTCGAGTACATTGCGCCGAACACCACGCAACTGAACGTGCAACTCGACGTGTGGCAGTCCTACATGCACGAGTTCGAGATCTCCAGGTGTTACGTGGAGCGCGGTCATCTCGGAATCGCTGCGGAGGACCAGTGGACTGATTTTGGGCGCATGCACCTGACAGTCCCTGAAGGCATCGACGTCGGGGACGAGTACATCGTCGGGGACGCGTGGCGCAAGTTCATCGCGGCAACCCCCTCCCCCGATGAAGGGCAGGAGTACGACACCGCCGACTACGACGTGATCGTCACCTCCAGTATCGACTTGGAGTCCGAGTACGGCACGGAGGACGACCCGACGTTCACCACCGCTAAGGGCTCTATCAGTGAGGGCCTGCCCAACGGGTGCAGTGTCTACGCAATGACGGTTGACTCGTTCACCACCATGATGGACGCCCTCTCCCACGCTCCGTGGGTCTCGTCGGGTATTGTGTCGATTACGGCCATCCCTAAGGGCATCATCGATTGGGACAAGCTCGCCGACAAGAAGACGAAACTCCCCGACGTCTCCTACGCGGATCCTGGAGACAAGAAGAACAGGAAGTCTGCCACCAACGCTGAGGTGTTCGTGGCGACCAAAGGGTTTGGCGACGCCTTCCTGAACAACAAGAGCATCGAACTGACGCATATGTTCCGTACCGACACGTCGATACCCGACAGGTACAAGCATTTGTGGAAGTTTTACACGGCGCCGTACATGTGGTACGAGCTCACGACTTTCACCGGCACGCCGCTGTTGATCCGTCCTGAATCCATCAACTCCGTGTCGTTCAACGTGACCCAGTGGGCCCACGTCGTGCCGCCTAATCCGCGTGTCATGTTCACGGTGGACAACCACAACGAGTACTCGCGGTACTCCGGCCCCCGTGAACTGTGGAACGGGCGAGCATTTCGATGCTATGACTGGTTTCGCGAACCTACCTACATTCTCACTGACGAACAACGGCTACCTGAACTACATGGCCGGTAACGCCCACTCCATCGCCTATCAGCGGCAGTCGGCGGACTGGAGCCAGCAGAAGGCTCTCAGAGGTGCGTCCACGCAATACGCGCAGGCGCAGGCCTCGCAGGCGCAGGCCTCCGACATGACGGCCATGGGCAACTACTACAACCAGAAGATGACGCAGTACAACGCCGACCAGCGGTTCATGCGGCAGGGCGTGAACGCTATCGGCGGTGCCCTGGGTTCCGCGCTGGGCGGCAACATCCTCGGTGGGGCTATCAACGGGCTCACCGCCGGGTACGCTATGGGCAACGAGTACGGCACCGCGCTGGAGAACCAGCGGATGAAGAGCGAGGCGGCCACCGCCATGACGGGGCTGAAGAACTCGTACTCCCAGTACTTCGCCGACTCGAACCTGGAGATGGCCAAGTTCGCCGCCAACGGCGACTACGCCAACGCCATCGCCGGCATCAACGCGAAGGTGCAGGACGCTGAGGTCATTCAGCCGACGACCAGCGGGCAGAGTGGGGGAGACGCCTTCATCCTCTCCGTCGAGGGCTGGTCCATCTGCCTACGGCAAAAGTTGCTGAACGTGGGTGCTATGTGGCGTATCGGAGAGTTCTGGCTTCGCTACGGGTACGCCATGAACTGTTTCACCAAGCCGCCCAAGGACTTCAGGTGCATGCAGAATTTCACGTACTGGCAGATGAAAGAGTGCTACCTGCGCGCCGCGACGTGTCCGGAAGGATTCAAACAGGCCATCCGGGGCATCTTCGAGAAAGGTGTTACCGTTCACCACAAGAAATTCACGATCGGCAGCCAGGAGATCGGCGACAACGAGCCACTGAAGGGGATTCACATTGGCGCATGGTAAGAGGCCCGACTACGTCGGCAACTACATCTACCCGACAACGGCGGGGGTCGCTGTCGGGGAGCACTACAACCAGAACACGGCGATGGCGCGGGAGCAGGCGCTCATCCGCATGTACCAGCGCACTCTGACGGAGATGTGCTCCAACCGCTTCAAGTGGTCCGGAATGCCCGACACTATTAGTGAGCGCTACCTGGAGATGACTCTGTTCGAACAGGCTCTCGCAGTGTTCTACTTCGACGAGGAATTCGACAAGTTCCTCGCGCTGAGAGCATCCGGTCTGGGTGCTGTCAATATGTACGACGATCCCACAGGGTTCACAGTGTACGGGAACCAGCTGTTCTCCCGCCAACTCTCCGCTGCGGACTGCGTCCCCATCTGGGCGAACCAGACACGCATACCAGATCTGGAGATCGTGTCCCTGTACTCGCAGCGGCTTGCGGCCATCGACCGCACCTTCGAGATCAACATGCTCACAGCCAGGCACCCCGTCGTGTTCGCTGTCGATGTCAACGAGCGCAAGACATTCGAGGAGTCGTTCAACAAGGTGATCGAAGGCCAGCCGGTGATCTTCGGATCATCGCAGTTGTCCCCCGAGAATATCAGCAACAAGGTCTCCATGTTCGATCTCGGGTACAAGCCGGGGCAGATCAAGGACATGCAGGAGGCCAAGGCGCGTGTGTGGAACGAGTGCATGACGATGCTCGGCATCATGAACGTCAACAATGAGAAGAAGGAACGCATGGTCGTCGAGGAGGCGTCCGGAGCGTCCGGGCAGGTTCTCGCCATGCGCGCGGTCGCGCTGAACGAGCGGATGCGCGCGGCGGAGAAGATCTCCAAGCGGTACGGTCTTGAGGTGACATGCGAGTGGAACCTCGACGAGATGTCGTCAGCGCAGTACGCCGCCGCCTCGTCGGTCGCCGGGGCCCTCGATGAGGGCAACGCAGCACTGGGCAGCACCAACATGGAGGAGGCGCACAAGCGTGGCTGATTTCACCATAGAACTCCGCAATGTCGTGGACATGGTCGGTCCCGACCACATCGGGCTGTCGGACTACCCCATCTTCGATGAGCAGTACCGCGAGTTCCTGAACGCGAAGATCATCGACCACTACTACTACCGGGAGATCGGTCTGGAGACGGTGGATATGTTCATC